GTGGAGTTGATTCACAATAGTTGAGTGGCAACAACTCCACTTTAAGCAAAAAAGCAACAAACTAAAATATTTTCAATTATTTTACAAAAATAAGGGTTTCCCCTAGACAGAATATCTAATATTTTGTTAGACTACAAGAACTGAAACAAATTCAGGTTTAACCAAAAAGGAAATTATCATGATTACAGAAACACAAGCAACCATCCAAGCTCTCTCAACAGTAGAGTCTTTAACCTCAGACATCGATGCACTCTACGTGCTCGACCAACAAGCCAAAGCATTGGCTGACAAAGTCAAAGAATTAAAAGCTTCCATCGCTAACAAATACGACGTTGGCACACACAAAGGCGAGTTGCACTCAGTCAACGTTGCTCTCTTCGAAGTCAAGGGTACAGTTGACTACCAGGCTTTATGTGTTGCATACGGTATCACAGAAGAAGTTCTCAACACCTTCCGTAAAGAAGGCCGTGCTGACATCCGCGTTACCCCCAAGAAGTAAATTTAATGCCCCTTCGGGGGCTATAAGGAGATATTCATGAGCGACTCAATAAGATTTCAAGCAGACGAAAGCCGTGCAGTTTATGTCGGTAAATTTGATCAAGACATTTGGTTGTCCATTCAAGTGCATGGCGGTGGCGCCCATTGCGTCATTCCAAAGGAAGAGGCATTAAAGATGCTCAAGACTTTAGAAGAGTTTCTAACTCATATGGAAGATGCATGAGGGTACAACCCATCAAGAACATAGAAGTAGAGCCTTGGCTGTTAGAGAAACACTACGCCAAGCGCATACCTCAGATCATGTTTGCATTTGGCTTGTACGTAGAGGAGGTGCTGACTGGGGTGATTACGTATGGCATCCCAGCCTCACCGTCTCTGTGCATGGGAATTTGTGGAATTTAACACTCAGAGCAAGTATTGGAGTTGAATCGGATATGCCTCATGAACAACAAAAACAACGAGGCAAGCTATTTGGTGGCACACAGCATTAAACAGCTTCCCAAGCCCTCCATAATCGTCTCATACGCTGATACAGAGCATGGGCATGTAGGATATGTCTATCAGGCCACAAACTTCTTGTACACAGGCTTAAGCGCCAACAGAGTAGATTGGACAATCAAAGGACAAGAGCACAAGCACTCGAAGACCATATCAGACGGCATGAGCCTTGAGACTATGAAGGAAAAGTATGGAGATGACTTTTATTATGTGCAGAGATCACGCAAGCACAGATACATTTATTTCCATGCTGACAAGAAGTATAAGAAAATGTTAGAGTCTAAGTTAAAATATGCCATCGAGCCTTATCCAAAGGGTGACTCACGTCGATATGACTCTGGTGGAAACGTTTCCATACAAATGAATTTGTTTTAAGGAGAAAACAATGGACAAAGATTACGTATACACACCTGCAGGGACTGACATATCGATTCGTTGGAAAACAATGGGATGGATACCACCAAGCGAGCAGCCAGAGTATCAACAGAAGTGGAAGTTCTACCAAGAGCTACCCATGCGCAAACTAGATGATAATGCCAAGAAAGAGTATGAGGCAGTCATGCGCAAGGCCAAAGTAGCAAGGATTAAATAATGGGTTTCTCATCAAGAATATCACCTACCAACAGAATCCGAGAACAAATCAATTTGAGGGATTTAGTTGATAAGCATGGCTTGGCTCTACCCATAGAGCCGAACTTCGAAGAACCACAAGAGGATATTTCGGAAAGTCCACAATTGGCTATCCATGCAAATCTTTATGTGTTCAGTGGCCACACATTGGGAAATCTAGTAGACGAAATTGTTGAGTTTGCCTACCAAGAAACATTCAGCATGATCAAACGAAAAATGCAATTCATGGAGGAAAACGAATAATGGAAAAGAAAGAACTCAGTGGGTTGGCTCGCCAACTCCTACAAACATCAGGGGCTCAGACGTTCTTCACTCAGGCAGAGTTTGACGATGCTATAGCAATAGCCCAAGCAGAGATCATGCACATAGCGGTGGAGACTACCAAAAAAGCCATCTTCATTGAGCGCCAAGCATGTGCAGATCTGGTCTTAGAGCTTGCAGATAGCGAAGATGAGGGTGAGACATGCACAGCGCTTAAAAACGCTTCTAGCGCCATTCTGAACCGCATACCATCACAAAGGCAGTAGTATGAAAGACAAAACTGAATGGGCTCTATACTTGACGTATGCTTTTGCAGTTGTGGTGATCTTATTGGACATGCTATTTTGGAGGCAAGGATGAATAAGGAAGAAGAAGAAACCAACCAATCCATCGAGGAAGAATTCCAACGCATGGTGAGGCGCAATGACTGGAACGCAACCATCAGGATGGAGGTGCCACTGACCACCAAGCTTGTAATCCCTGACATGTTCAGGAATGCAGTATTGGAAGAAGTCGCGCTAGAGTTTGACAAGCTGAAGAACTTCGGAGATACAAGCCAATCGTTCGCAGCCTTTGTTCGAGGTATGAAGAAATGATCAATCCACCATCAAAGGATGTATGTTTGTACTTATCTCGTTATTACAACGAGCGAACAGGAAAACAATTCGAAAAGCTGTCATGGATGTGGCTTCTCTGTTGGGGGTTTTACGATCATTGGGTAGAAGACTGGTTACAAACAGAGGATTAAACATGGCAACCGCAACAAAAAAAGTGGCAACAACTCCACCTAAGAAGGCAGTGGCAACAACTCCAAAAAAAGAAAAAGTGGTAACGTTACCAGAGAAGATGTACTCCATGCCTGAAGAGGTCAAGGAATGGATAGATCAGGCTATGAGCCGAATGAGGCACATGCAAGGGGAAATCTCGCGCCTAAAGGAAGAGAACGCACAACTCAAAGCCTACAGGAAGTTCGCAGAACATAGAATCTTGAGAAGCGAAGCAGAATAAGATAAACTTCAGGCTATGCACTGAAATATCGTGCGAAAGGACTGAAATGATGTCGTTAACACTAAAGTTATCAATTGGAAATAAACAATTTAAAAATATTGGGAGGAGAGTATGACTCCTAATAGGAAGGGCGCGGGGAGACCATCAGGAAGCCCCAACAAGGCGACATCAGACGCTAGGATAGCTATAGCCTCATTTGTGGATGGAAACGCTTATAGGCTCTCTGGATGGCTTGATCAAGTAGCCAATGGAGTGCGTAAGAAGGATGAGAACGGTGAGCCCACTGATGAGTATGTCATCCCACCGAATCCAGCGAAGGCGTTTGACCTGTTCCAAAGCGTAGTGGAGTACCACATCCCCAAACTGGCAAGGACTGAAGTAACTGGATCGGATACTGCACCAGTGATCATTGAGCACAACATCAATGTGTTTGGCCAGTTGTTGGAGAACATCAAGGCATCGCGTCAGAGCCAATGAGTGAAGTCATTGATGATGTCCTACTGGATCCCAAGACTCAGGAAGAGTTCTTTAAGCTATCAGTAGTCGATCAGACAGTATTCCTATGGCAGTACCAGTGGCTGAAGGAGAAGGCGCATAAGCATCAGATTGAGCCATCAGGGGATTGGTGGAGTATTTGGCTGATGCTCGCTGGTCGAGGGGCAGGCAAGACGAGAGCCGCCTCGGAATGCTTGGCATGGTGGGCATGGAGTCAGCCTGGCACACGGTGGTTGGTGTCTGCTCCCACGTCCAGTGACCTAAAAGGAACCTGCTTTGAAGGCGACAGTGGGCTCATGACCATCATTCCCCCCATGCTGATTGAGAAGTACAACTCCAGTCTCCATGAGATACACCTGACCAATGGATCCTTCATCAAGGGGATCGCTGCCTCGGAGCCTGAGCGCTTCCGTGGCCCTCAGTTCCATGGTGGATGGTGTGATGAGTTGGCAGCGTGGGAGTACATCCAAGAAGCGTGGGACATGATGCAGTTCGGTCTCCGCTTGGGTAAGAAGACCAAGCTGATCTGCACCACAACTCCAAAGCCCAAGGACTTGATCCTTGATTTGGTCGGGCGTGAGGGGGATGACGTGGCCATCACCAGAGCCTCGACCTACTCCAACATAAAGAATCTGGCGGAGAACTTCCAGAAGCAGATCCTCCAGTACGAATCCACCAAGCTCGGACGCCAAGAGATCTATGCTGAACTGATTGACCCCGAGGCGGATGGTATCGTCAAGAGGGATTGGTTCAGACTATGGCCAGATGGTAAACCCTTCCCCAAGCTTGAGTATGTCATCCAATCCTATGACTGCGCAACCTCGGACAAGACATACAACGACCCTACAGGATCAATCACGCTAGGCGTGTTCAAGCCACTGGATGGAGGTATGTGTGTCATGGTGCTCGACTGTTGGCAAGAACACCTACAGTATCCTGATCTCCGCCCCAAAGTCCTTGAGGAGTTCGAGGTGGCATATGGGGAAGGACGAGAGAAGAAGCTCGTGGACGTGGTTCTGGTGGAGGACAAATCCGCTGGCATCTCATTGATCCAAGACTTACAGAGGGCGCACATCCCAGTCATTGCATACAACCCTGGGCGAGCCGACAAGATACAACGGCTATCCATCGTGGCCAATATCATCAAAGCAGGTCGAGTGTGGGTGCCTGAGTCATCCGTCCGTAAGGGCTATGTAAAGGACTGGGCTGAAGGCATGGTGAGCCAGATCTGCTCCTTCCCTGAGACCGCACACGATGAGTTCGTGGACTGTATCAGCCAAGGGCTCAGGTACCTCAGAGACGCTGGGTGGATCAGCATTGACATGCCAAGGCGTGATCCATTTGAAGACAGTGACATCTTGGATGCGGACGAGCATAACAACAGAAGCCGAGCCAACCCATATGCTCAGTAAGGTGGTAACGTTACCACCTCAACCAACTGGTAACGTTACCACTTGGGGTTGAACCAAACATAGATCAAGGGCATAATCTGACCATGGCTAAGAAACCCACACTAGACGAGATGCGCCTTGCTCTGACCAAGGTGATGCCGACCCATCAGCGTGAGGCGAATAAGGCTAAGTTCCTTGAGCCAAGTAAAGCAAAAGAACGCCTATATCATGCCACTGGCGCAGATATAAAAGAGTTTGATGAAAGCAAAATAAAGCGCCCTTATTTTGGACATGGCTTTCATTTAACGGAATCGCCAACATTGGCAAACTTTTATGCAGATCAGCATAAAGAAAATCAAAATGTGATGCCTGTTCATGCTCAGATTAAAAATCCGTTTGTTATGAAGTCCATGACGGATTGGTATGATGTACCAGGCAACACTGATAAAGAACGCACAGACTGGATTAAAAGCCAAGGCTATGATGGAATTGAGTATCCACATGGAGCGCCTTACAACGCACCCCATGAGTCTGGAAAAGCTTTTGTAGCCTTCCACCGACATCAGATCAAGTCAGCCATCGGCAACCGTGGCACTTATGATATCAATGAGTCAGATATCAACAAAGCCAAGGGTGGTAACGTACACATGGCTGAAGGTGGGTCAAACGACGATTATCGTGGAAGCCATCAAGCACCAGGCCCACACTTTGGCGCACCCATGCACGATGTAACACAGGGAATGTACCCTGAAGATTTTTATGGCCCAAATGGTGCTCGTTATTATGGAAACATAAATGAACCAATTGACAGAGAAGCACATCGCCAAGTGTTGAGCGTCAGGGGTAAACCAGATGCTATGGTTACCATACACAGAGCAATCCCAACGCATGTGCATGAAGCCGCAATGAAGACTGAAGACCCCATAAAGCACATGATCCGTCATGGCGATTGGGTTGCAATTCATAAAGGTTATGCAAAGATTCACGGTGAAGGGCCACTTAAAGGAAAATACAAGATTGCTAGCATGCGCGTCCCTGCCAAGCATGTATGGACTGATGCGAACTCAATTCATGAATGGGGTTACCATCCAGAAGAAAAAACTGTTGCCAAAGCCAAGGGTGGAGTTACTCATGCTCACCATCTTGAGATAGAAGAAAGACCACTATGAATGAACTTGTTGGAAAAGGTAGACCGTTCTATTCAGCTATGGACATGGGGGCTAAGGCTCTTAAGCGTAAGGTAGGAACTGGCGCTGAGTTCCTCAAGGAGTTGATGGCGTTGCCTGGCGTCAAACCCACCGAGTTGAAAGAGCGTGGACTAGAAGAGTTGATGAATGCGCCTAAGATGACGCATGAGCAGTTCCTTGGTCAACTGGCAAGAAAACCAGCGCCCAAGATCAATGAGAAGGTACTGACTGAAGGTGGCAACGACGAAACAATCCAAGAGTTAATAGACAGAGATGCTAGAGAATACGCTAATCGAGAGATTGGAACTAGCCCAAGGATGCGTGATGATTGGTCAGAAACTTATGATGACTTCGTTGAAAACGCCAATCAGAATAAGTAT